GTTTCAGAACAGCGAGTTCGCTGTCGTTTCCAAGCCTTCCCGCAACATCTTGCACGCTATCGAGTGCCACCCTTCAATTGGGCGCGGTGAATGGTTGTACGTCAGGGACGTTGACAACGAAAATCCCAGCACAGTACAGGACCCCAGGTTTAATGATTTTGGTCTTCTCCAAATCTGCACCTCGGGGCTCCCAGGAACTGCCGGACAGACATTGGGGCAACTTTGGGTGTCGTACGATATTGAGTTTGCGAAGCCGGTACTCGGGTCAAGCGACCCTGGACCGGTTCTCACGCCTGGTGTGCTCGTCACTTCGACGCCTAACACGGGCGTTCTAGAGTCCACTAGTGCTTCGGCGCTGCTTAGTCGCAACTGGTCTACGACCAGTTTTGTGCCTACGGCTAGCACCGTCACACCTGTGTTTCTGAACTCCGCGGTAACGTCGAGTACGGGGAACATCAGTGCTGATGTTATTGTTTTGTCTTCAACGACAAATACCTTTGACATCAAGCGACCCGGGAAGTACTACCTGTTCTACAGGCTTTTCGTAACGAACGGGACCGGCACTCAGAGTGTACTGGCATCCTCGGCTTCCACTATGTCTGATATTAGCGTTGTCGACAACAACGCCGCTTCTAGTGATTATTTTACCATCAACAAAATAGTGCCGCATGCCGTGGACCTCACGGCAGGCGCTTTGTACGTTGTTGCACTTACTTACATCATTGATGTGGCTGCTGCCGATGACGCCAACACCGTCACCGTCACCCACCCGCAGTTCACCATGCACTCCGTTAGTAGCTCGCTGGTTACCAACGTGCAGCGTGAGATGGACATTGAGTGGCTGTCTACTGCTCCGGGCTCATATCTGTGAGCCTGGGGCAGTCGGGGGAAGGAAAACCCCATGGCAAACCCATGAAGGATGATCATGCCACCCTGCGTGTCTGGCTCTCTAAGGAGAACCGCGCACGGTGGACGCCTAGCTCGACTGTGAGGTAACACAGGATAATAAAACAGCCCCTCTAAGGGGGGGTACTTGCCCACCAGTGTGTCAACTGGTACGTGTCCCAAACGTTTCGCAGGGAGACTGTGAATGTC